AGGAAAAAGAGAAATAACTAAATTATTGGTAGGAAAACTGCCTGTTAATTAATGTAACGACCTGATAAATAAAGGAAAATATACATTTTTATATTTTATATTATCCCCGTAAAACCTATATAATTCCATACAATCCCTTACAATCCCATATAAAGACTTGACAAAAAGATTGACGAAATCACTTGACGGTAAGGTAACTGTCAAGGTAATAAATAGAATTAATTGCTATGAATAAATATATTGTCAGGTCAGTTAGTGAAACTCCAGAAAGTCGTATTAATCAGAAAAAAGATAATATTTTTTATTTTGATATTTATAATACAGAAACAAAAAAGTGTGTTCGTGTTACGGGATCATCAAAAGAAGATATAGATGAAAAGCACAAAATTGCAGAAGAAAAAATAAAAAATAAAATTTTTACTACAGATAATGCAATTATAAATGATGCGTGGTTGTTTTTAGAGGAAGAATTTAAAGGAGAAAATGAACAAGGATTTATGAAAGATAGCACACTTCGTGGTTATAGATCGGATTGGAAAGCAATAGAAGATATTACATTTAATGAAATTAAATTAAAAAATTATCTTATAAAAAAAATTGATGTAGATTTTTTAGATGATTTTTCAGAACACTTAACAACATATTTTACAGTAAGACAAAATAAAGCTAGTTGGAATTTATTTGGCAGAATATTAAATAAAGCTGCAAAAAAGAAAATGGGTATTATGCGTAATATACATTTATCAGCAGATAGGGAAAAATTTAATAAAAGAAAAAAAAATGAAATAAAAGAAACACCACCAATATTACAAGGTGCAAATCCAACAGAAAAATTTTTACCAACAGTAAATAAAATGTTGGAATTATCTAAATGTAAAGAAAAGAATACTCCAGGATATTATGTTGGAAATTATTATTATGTGATGTGGCGAACATTATTAGAGGGAAGTCTTGCTATTAGTGAATTATTACCATTGAATATAAAAGATTATGATCCTATTAATCATGCACTAGATATAAATAAAACGGTTGATATTCATACAGGAAAAATTAATTTAAAACCAAAAACACCAGATAGGGATGGTGTAGTATTTATGTCGCCTGAATACACAAAAATTTATTTACATTGGGTGGAAGAATTAAAGACATGGAATAATCCAAAAGGATTATTATTTCCATCACGGGTAGGAACAATTAAATCGTATAGACGAGTTGACTTACAATTTAAAAATTTTTTTAAGAAAGCTGGCTTCGAGGAACGTATTACACTTCATGACTTTAGAAGCTTTGGGTCCAAGATACGAGAATTTATGGGATTGGATGAAACAGCACAAGAGCATCTTCGCCATGCTACTCCGCAAATGACAAAATATTATCAACGGGGAAAGAATTGGAAGGATGCAGAAAAGCAAATAGCGGCAAGCACACAAATTGCTGGTTTATTAAAGTAATTAAAACTGAATTATTTTGGGGGGTGTTATAGGTAGGGGAGCTTCTCTTTTTTGCTCTGACGAGCAAATATGAGGCTTTTTTTCTGACCGAAACTCGTTAAATTGGCAATATCCACACATCCAGGTCTTTAAATGGTCATTTGAGTGTGATGGAAATTCTGTGCAATTTTCACATCCTGTTGGTCGGTTTTTATTTCTATAATCTAATTGTTCATCCCTCGACATGGAATGAAACCACATACCTGGAATTATAATTTTTGGTTTTTTACTTCTTCTTGCCAAGTAAACCCATAGCTCCTTTAGCTCCCTTAATTCCAAACGATGCAGATATACATAAAATTAAACAAGTGCTGAACCAGGAAGGTGTGTGTTCATCTAAAAATATAAATCCTTTTGCAACATAATCTTGTGTCCAAGGTAAAAAACAGCCGAGCAAAATTCCTCCGAAGATAAGAGTCCAAAATTCATCCTTCCAACTGTTTTGCATTTGATCAACAGCTGATTGCTCCCAGGCAATTTTGCCAGCAGCAACATCTTCCATTCTTTTTTTAGATGCTTTTATTTCAGTTAATTTCAATTCAGCCTTGGCAGCTTTTGATGCAGCAAAATTTTTTACTGCATCTCCAGCAATACCTAGAATTGGTTTAGCGAGTAATTGCCAAACCATTAGAATTGACCGTAAGCTATAACTGCTAAAACAATAATAACAGCTAAAGTAAGAATCTTACCTCGCTTTGTAAGTCCATTCCAAAAATATTTTATTTTTTCCATTTACTCCTCCTCTCGGATTATATCCGCAAGCTCTTCGCAGCGATGCGGAGTTTGTTTATGCCACCTGGAATTTAAAAGTTCTGATGCACATAATTCCCATTCTTTATTTCTAGCGGCAGCTAAAGCATTTTTAAACATTGAGGTGCCTTTTTCTCCAAGCTGAAATACCATGCTTATAAAAACACCAAATTTTTTATCAGGCAGATCCATTCCCTCGCAAATACGAGCAGCTCCCTCAACCGCTTTATCAAAGTCTTTATCAAATAATTGATAAACAAAATCATCAGAATATTCTTTGTCTGGATCTATATTATCATCTTTTGTAACAAGATGACCTATTCCAAAAGTTAATTTTCCAAGCGAATCCGCATAGCATTTATTTACTTTGCCTTCATGCCTAGCAACCATTGCTTTTATTTCACTTAAACTTGCAGCTTCCATCTTTAAAGACATATAAAATTTTTACTCCTAATTGTTTTTGATATTTACTTTCTTTTCTATTAATCATTGTTCCTGGTTTCCAAGTCTTACGAATAGATGCTGTTTTAACATCTATCTTTAAAACTTTTCCTGTAGAACGATGAACCGCAACCAAGTCTATTGGATCATTATCCTGTGTTTTCCAATAAACTGTATAGTTCTTTTTTGTCAGCCAACTGGCTGCAATAAATTCTGACTCCAATCCTTTACGGATTTTATACAAAGACAAGCTAGTCTATAATTTTAAGCCAAGTATAAATCGCACCCAATATACCGCCAATAAATAATGCTACTTTTAATCCTCCTAAACCTTTATTTGATATACTGTTGAGATCTCGTATTTGTTTTTGCATAATACCAATATCTTCACGGATATATTTTACATCTGTTTTTAATTCCGATACATCTTTTTCCCAATCAGACATCTTGACCTTTCATAATTAAAAATATTTCTGGATATTCTCGTAATAAATAATCTACTGTTTTTTTAATCTTGTTAGTGTATTCCTTATCTATTGCAAAAGTATGCAAAGTATTAATAATTTCATCAAGATCAACTTCTTGTAAAACTGTTTCTTTATTTCTTACATTTCTGTATTCAACAAAATCTGTTCCTATATTAAGTAGAGTAATATAATCTGCAACACTCTCACATTTTCTTCCATACCTTTTAAGAAGTATATCGCTATCAAGAGCTTTAATGTGTGGCTCTGTTTTATCGGTTTGAATCATGCCATAAAAATTATTTGCTTCTCTGGCAAATCTTGACTCTCCCCAATTTGATTCTAATGCTGCTTGAGCCACAGAAATAATAACGATTGCTCTAAACTGTGGAGGAATAGCTGTATTAAAATGAACAGTACATTCAGTTATCCCTCTGACAAATTCATCTTTGTTTGAGTATTCAAAATCAAAATTATAATTAAAAAAACTACATAATAATAATGTAGCACAGATAGATTTAATCATTACATTTTAGATAATGGATTATCTAAAGCCTTTTTAATTTGTTTATCTGTCTTTTCTTCTAATGCTTTCATGTCGTCTTGTATTTCAGAAATAGCATTTTTTAAATCTCTTGCATTTTCTCTACTATCTTCCTTAACTCGTTGCTCGACATCTTCTACGATTGTTTCTATTCTACGAACATCAGCTTTTAAATCATTTTTTAATTCTTTTGCTACATCAGATACTAAACTTACTTCATCTAAAATCATGGTCATTTCTGATTGCATCATTTCAACTTCTTGTTGAACTAAATCTATTCTTTTATCAAAGCCACTAAGATCTGGAGCAGTATAATTTTGTATCTGTTCTTTCATGTCCAGGTAGTCTTTATAAAATTCAAAACCACCCCACAATACTCCACCAGCAGTTGTTAAAGCTGTAATAATAACAAATATTTTTCCACCTTTAAATTTAACACCACCTACATCAATTTCTGCCATAACTATTCCAAATCCGTCTGCCATTGACTATCAATCATATCGTTCATTAAACCTTCACTACCAGCAAAAAGATAATAACTAGCAATATTGTTATCGCTAATAACTGTGTCTGGTAATGTTGCGTTAGTAAAAAAACCAAGTCGATCATTTAAAACTTTTTGAGAGTCAAAAAAACTTTTACTATTTCCTAAAACTTGCATTACAATTAAAGTTTTCATTTGATTAGCAGAGTCATATCGCTGCTTATCATCAATCTTCTTCATTATTTTTTTAACTGCTTTTTCTTTTGAACTTTCTTTTTTTTGTTCTTCTTTTTTAGTTTCTGTTTTACTTTCTTCTTTTTCTTTTGGTTCTTCTTTAACTTTTTCAACTTCTTCTGTTGTTTCTTCTGTTGTTTCTTCTACCTCTGGTTCTGATTCTTCTGTTGTTTCTTCCACTTCTTTTGTAGGTTCTTCAACAGTTTTTTCTATAGGCTCTTCAATGGTTTCAATCTCTTCTATTGGTTCTTCAATTTCATTAATTTCTATTTCTGTTTCAATCTCTGCTTCTATTTCTAATTTAGCAATTTCAATTTCAGCAATTTCAATTTCTTCTATTTCTATTTCAACGGTTTCATAAGTAGGTTCATCAATCTCTATTGGTTCTAATATAAAACCTTGATCTGTTTCTATTGGTTCATTTGCTTCAAAAACATCTTCAACAACATTTATTATTTCTTCAGGTGCATCAATATTTAATGCAATAAACATTTCAACTGATGTTATGGATTGGGTAACAATGGTATTGATAATGTTATAAAGCACGGAAACTTGAACATCATCAAACAAGGGTCCGATAGCAAGATTAATATCTCTACCTCCTACTTCTATAATAACAGTAGTTATTGAACCAGAAAAATCAAATCCACTTTCATACGATTGATAACCAGAATTTGTACCACTTGCTGAAAGAATATCTGTGCCACTAAAAACATTAGTGTTACCATCCTTGCCAGTAATGTGCATATAGATAGAATCTTGACTATCTTGCTTATCTACTTTGATAGAGTAATTTGTTCGACCACCATGCGTAATATTAAGATCAGAAATATCTACTGTATTAATAAATGTAGTACCCATTCCAGGTACACCCATTGTAGATGTTGAGTTACCTGATCCAGTAATCATGGCACATTTATCAGTACCTAAATTGTAACAACTAGAACCACTAGGCATTGAAGCTGG